TCACAAACAGGTGATGCAAGAGTTACATTAAATTTAAGAGATTTTCCAAATGACACACAAGCTAGTTCATCACTAGGTCCATTTACAATAAGTAGTAGTACACAAAAAATAGATACTCGTGCAAGAGCAAGATCTATATCATTAAAAGTAGATAACACTAGCACAAGTCAGTTTTGGAAATTAGGAACTTTTAGAATAGACTATCAACCGGATGGAAGAAGATAATGGCAAAAATTGTACAATCGTTAACACAGCCACCAAGAGAATATGATCAAGAATCATTTTTATCTTTGGTTAGAGATTTAAATGGTTTGATAGAAAAATTAAATACAACGTTTCAAGAAGAAAAAGGAGAAGATAACGAAGCGACTATCTTCTTTTTAGGAGGATAATGGCAAATAGTTTTATAAGTAAAAAAGCAGATTTAACATCTACAGATGCTACAACTTTATATACGGTGCCTACTGCAACAACTGCTATAATTAAGTCTATATTAGTGAGTGACGATAGCGGTAGTGGTTCTAATGTTACGATAGATATAGTAGTATCTCTTGAGTCTGTTTTTAATGTTGCACACCAAAAGACTATATCTGCTAATACTCCGACTGAGATATTAACAAATCCATTGGTAGTTGAGACTGGAGAAGTGGTAAGAGTCACAGCTGGCCATGCAAATAGACTACATGTATTACTTTCAGCTATGGAAGTATTACCAAGGACTGTTACAACATAGTCTTGATTTACTTGTAAAAAACGAGTAATAATGTAAATTCAGGTTAAATTCCTGCCTTTTAAAAATAAACAACATTTAATATATATGATTAATA